ACAAACAAGCTTTAGATAAGTTGAAAGATGACACATAATGACACACAATGACACACTTTTTTATGATATAATGTAGATGGAATTATATAAATTTTATCTGTTTAGCCCGGTCACCCCCGCCGGGCTTGTGTATTTTTTTGAGAATATTAGCAGGAAAATTTATGTTAGTGTAGAAGAATATATTATAAAAATATTTTTGAAATGGGGGTATAATTATGGCACTATTTGGCGGTAAAGACAATAAAGAAGAAAAACGACAAGAAGAAATGCAAAAATTTATGGAGAAATACCAATTAGAAGATTTAGATGAAAAAGACTTAGTGGTGTTACGAAGGATATCGCAAGATTTAGCAGGGAATAAATGGTTCAAAGCAGGTATGGCACTAAGTTTTGCAAAAGCAGAAGAACAAGCAAAAGTAACGTATTTGTCCGCATTGGTAGAGCAAAATTGGATGATAATAAGACAATTAAGCAGATTAAACAGAAATATAGAAAAGCTATTAGAAAAATAAGACATGTAGGTGATAGCGTGAAGCCATGGGCAGAGCGTTTTTATAAATCAAAAGCTTGGCAGGAAGTTCGCCAGGCTTATTTTATTTATCAGCATGGAATATGTGAGAGGTGTGGGAAACCGGGAGAAATAGTTCACCATAAGATATATTTAACGCCAGAAAATATAAACGACCCGAATATAACACTTAGCTTTGATAATCTTGAACTGTTATGTCAGGATTGCCATAACAAAGAGCATAGTACAAAAATGCCTGTTGCAGAAGGCTTAGCGTTTGATGATGAAGGGAACTTAATTCAATCCCCCCCACCTTCTAAATAGAGGAGGGGCTTGGAGACCGGGGCGCGGCCCTTCGAAAACCTCGGAATGGGCTTCCACACGAGGGGGGGCTGCGAATCGGCGGCCAGAAAGCCGCATTTTGCCGCAAAAATTCGCAAAACCGGCCAAAGCCGCACAAATTTTTTTAAAAGGTGATAAAAATGCGCAAAGAAGAAAAGGAAAAGTTATACAAGAAAGAGTTACAGAAACTGAATAGATACTTCAAGAATATTCCAAAGGCAGACCAACAATTGATAGAAGGGCTCAAACAACAAGCTGCGTTTTTATATGCGACATTGCAGGAACTACAGGAGCGCATAAACGAAGAAGGCCCTGTTGAGTGGTTTGTGCAAGGTAAGCAGCGATTGTTGAGGGAACATCCGGCTTCAAAGATTTACAATGAAATGGTTAAAAGCTATGCAGCGATTATAAAGCAGCTACTTAGCATGTTGCCGAAGGAAGAAGCAAAACCTGCAGAGGATGAGCTAATGGCATTCATCAAAAAAGCGAAGTGATAGGCTATGAACTGGATACTCAAGTACTGGGAGGAAATCGAGAATGGCAACGTGATAGTGTCGAAGAAAGTGCGAAAGATTTATGAGCGACTTGTTGATGAGATAAAAAATCCAAAGGGCGATTGGGTGTTTGATGAAGAGAAAGCCAATCGTCCTATTGAGTTTATAGAGAGGTTTTGCAAGCAGTCGAAAGGTGAATGGATAGGGAAACCAGTCCAGTTGCAGCTATTTCAGAAGGCTTACATATCAGCCTTATTTGGATTTGTGCATAAAGAAACAGGGTTAAGACGCTACAAAGAAACACTTTTTTTAGTAGCGAGAAAAAATGGAAAATCAACATTACTTGCAGGTATAGCGTTATACATGCTTATGGCGGATGGGGAAGGTGGAGCAGAAATATATTCTGTTGCCACAAAAAAAGACCAAGCAAGGATTGTATTCACAGAAGCAGTGAATATGGTCCGGCAATCTCCGGCTCTATCAAAGCATTTGAAGAAGCGAAAAACAGATTTATACATGCCGCTGACATTTTCAAAGTTTGAGCCGTTAGCAAGCGATTCAAACAGCCTTGATGGACTTAATAGCCATTGCGTAATCATAGATGAGCTTCACGCAATCAAGGACCGTAATCTATATGAGGTTATGAAGCAGTCAATGAGTGCAAGAAGGCAGCCGCTTTTAGTGATGATAACCACAGCAGGGACGGTTAGAGAGTGCATTTATGACAATATGTATGATTACGCATGTAAGGTTGTGGACGGTGTAATTGAAGACGATAGGTTTTTGCCAGTGCTTTATGAATTGGACAGCAGGGACGAATGGACAGACTGGAAAATGTGGCAAAAGGCTAATCCCGGTCTTGGTACAATTAAGAAGCTGGAGGATTTAGTAGAAAAAGTAGAAAGAGCAAAAGCTAATCCGAAAGACTTGCCGGGATTGCTTACGAAGGACTTTAACATCAGAGAAACTCAAGCCGGCATGTGGTTATCTTTCGAAGAAATCAACAACGAGGAAACCTTTGACATAGAAGAATTTAGAGACAGTTATGCAATTGGCGGAGTTGACTTATCAAGCACAACTGATTTAACTTGTGCAACTCTTATTTTTATGAAACCAGACAGTCCGAAAAAGTACGTATTGCAGCAATACTTTTTGCCTGAAGATTTATTAGAAAAGCGAGTGATAGAAGATAAAATACCTTACGACAAGTGGAGAGATAGGGGATTGTTAACAACGACACCGGGAAACAAGGTAGATTATCACTATGTTACTGATTGGTTTGTGAAGATGTTTAGAGAATACGGGATAAGGCCTTTGTGGATAGGTTTTGACCCTTGGAATAGTCAGTATTGGGTTAAGGAAATGCAAGAATACGGCTTTGAGATGATAGAAGTTAGACAAGGTTACAAAACATTAAGCCCAGCGATGAAGGAATTAGAAGCGGATTTAAAAGCAAAGTTAATTAATTACAACAATAACCCAATCCTCAAGTGGTGTTTGACTAATACAAGTGTAAAGATGGATGAAAACGGGAATATTCGACCAGTTAAAGGACAGAACCAGCGACAACGCATAGATGGTATGGTGAGTTTGCTCATTGCTTATGTGGTATTGCAGCAGAAGTTGAATGATTATTTAACCTTGCTCTGAAAGGTGGTGATTAGGTGCAGAGAAGAAGCTTATTCGAGATGATATTTGGTGGCAGGAAACAAAAGCAGGTAGATGCGACATACTTGAAGTTGCTAAATTCTTTTGTGCCGTCTTTTATCCCGTTCGGCGATGAGGCTTACGCAAGCGACGTAGTTAGGGCTGCAGTGGATGCTATAGCAAGGAACGCTGCAAAATTAAAGCCAAAGCACATAAGAAGAGTAGACGGGCAAATATTTTTAGTGGATTCAAACATACAACGACTTCTAAGTATAAGGCCCAATCCTTACATGGCCGCTTACACGTTTTATTACAGAGTTATAACGCAGCTATACATGAAAAACAACAGCTTTGTTTATATAGACACAGATAAAGACGGCAATATAAGAGCTTTTTATCCTGTGAATTTTAGCAACGTAGAGCTATTAGAGAGCAGGGGGGAAGTTTTTGTTCGCTTTAGTTTTTTAGGCGGCGATAAGGTAGTATTGCCGTATTCCAGTTTAATTCACTTGCGAAGACACTTTTATAAGCATGACTTCTATGGTGAAGGTAATGAAGAAGCATTATTGCCGACATTGGAGTTAATCAACACGACTAATCAAGGAATTATAAATGCTGTGAAGTCCTCAGCAAACTTGCGAGGACTTTTAAAATTTTCACAAGCAATGTTGAAGCCGGAAGATATTAAGCGGGAAAAAGACCGCTTTGTATCTGAATATATGGACATTACAAACAATGGCGGTGTGGCTGCTCTGGATGCAAAGGCAGATTATATACCACTCAACAACGACCCGAAGATTATAGACAAGGATACAATGGAGCACATCAAACAAACTGTTTATAGCTATTTTGGTGTTAGCGAAGCAATAATCCAGAGCAAATACACCGAGGACGAATGGAACGCGTTCTATGAAAGCACGATTGAACCTTTAGCAATTCAGATGAGCCTTGAATTCACGAGTAAGATTTTCACAGATAGAGAAATTGGCTATGGCAATGAAATTATCTTTGAAAGCAATCGGCTCCAATATGCAAGCAACAAGACAAAAACAAGCATGATAGCAACGCTTATGCCGTTGGGAATTTTAAGCATCAATGAAGCACGTGAAATTCTCAATTTAGCCCCTGTTGAAGGTGGCGATAAACGACTTGTTAGCTTAAACTTTGTGAATGCTGAATATCAAGATATCTATCAGCTTGAAAACGGTAATAGTCAGCAAGCTGGAACGGATAATCAAGGAGGTGAAAATCAAAATGCCGGCAATACTAGTTCATCATACTGATACCGTAGACAAACCATGGGATGCAAACAAGAATGAAAAGCGGTTACGGACTGGGGAAAAAGAAAGTTACTATCGAAAAATGTATGCATGGCAGGACCCAGACGCAAATCCAGAGACAAAATCAGCTTACAAATTCCCTCATCATGAGGTTGACGCTGATGGCAACATCGGTCCAGTTAATGTGCGAGGTTGCATAACAGGAATAGCGGTATTAAACGGTGCGATGGGTGGAGCAGATATACCCGAACGTGATAGAAAAGGCGTCTGGGAACATTTAGCAGCGCATTTAAAAGATGCTAAGATAGAGCCAACGGAATTAAAGTCGTTTATAAGGCCCAAGGAGATACGAATGCTTGATGTTACTGCAGTTGTAGAACCTGTTGAAGAAGAGCAGGCAGAAATGATTGTTGAAGGGTATGCGATTAGATTCAATGAGCCAGCAATATTTACTTTAAATGGTGTTGAATACAGAGAAATAATTGACTCAAGAGCACTTGATAAAACGGATATGTCAGATGTGCCACTTAAATATAACCACAGCGATCATGTCATGATAATGGCAAGGACAAGGAATAAGACATTGCAACTGATTAAAGATGAAAGGGGCTTAAAAATAAGAGCAAAGCTTGCAAACACAACAGCAGGCAGAGACTTATACGAACTAATAAAGCGAGGGGACATCGATAAGATGTCCTTTGCTTTTACTGTGCGAAAGGATGACTACAACAAAGAGACACGAACGAGAACAATTCTTGACATTGAGAAAATTTTTGACGTGTCTGCTGTTGATTTACCTGCTTATGATACAACCAGCATCTACGCACGCAGTTTTGCCTTGCTGGAGAGTGAGGCAAAGGCGCTGGAGAGCGCTGAAAAGCGTAGAAGGTTGTATTTACTAACATACACAATTTAAATCAAGGAGGTAGTTTGATATGAACTTTGAAAAGAGATTACAAGAGATTGAACAGCGTAAGCTTGAAATAAGACAATTACTTGAGGATGAGACAAAAGATATTGATTTCGATGAACTTGAAGTTGAATTAAGAAGGCTTGAAGAAGAGAAAAAGGATATTGAAAAAAGAATGGCGATAGCAAAAGATATTGAAGCAGGCAAAGAACCAGGGCGAGAAATACCAAAACCAGAGGGAAAGAGAGATTTTAGAATGTTTGAGGTAAACGAAATAGTTAAGACACCTGAATACAGAAGTGCATATCTTAAAAATTTGCAAGGCCAAGAGTTAACGGAAATTGAAAAGCGTGCATTCACTACTGCTCTTGATAGTGTGGGAGCAGTTATTCCGACCACAACGCTGAATAAGGTTATGGAGGTAATACGACAACACGCACCATTATTAGATGAAGTAAACTTACTGCAGGTTCCTGGTGGAGTCAGAGTACCAGTAGAAGATGTAGTTAGTGAAGCAATTTTACATGCAGAAAACGCTGTAATTACACCTGCAGACGATAAAGTAAAGTTTGTGGATTTGTTCGGTTATGAAATAACTAAGCTACTGCAGATTTCAAAATCTGCAAAGAGCATGGCTATAGATGCATTTGAGAATTGGTTGTCTAATAATCTTGGGCGAGCTTTGGCAGCAAAGATAACATCTTTAATTATCAATGGAACAGGCGTGGGAGAGGCAGCAGGTATAAATAAAATTACGTGGAACGAGAACAATTCTGTGGTTGTTGCAGCTTCGAGTTCATTGACTCTTACAGATGTGACAAACTTAATTGCACTATTGCCAGGTGGATATGACGCAAATGCTAAGTTCTTAATGAGCAAGAAGACACTTTTTGCAGACTTTATGCCGTTGAAGGATTCTTCTAAACATGATTTGGTAACCCGTGAAGGGAATAAATATTTCATATATGGATATCCAGTGTTACTTGATGAACGTATACCATTCCATGAAGCATTTTTGGGAGACTTTAAAACAGGTTACTATGCTAATATGCCTGAAGAAATCAATATAACTACTCAATTTGACATTAATACGAATAGCTATAAATATCTTGGTACAGCTATGTTTGATGGCAAGGTTGTACAACCAGCTGCATTTGTGAAGTTGATTAAAGCTACGGCATAAGCTGATTAAGGTTAACGGGTGGGGATAAATTCCCTGCCCGTTTATTTTAAGGTGGTGATGTGATGATAGTTACGATTGAAGAAGCAAAACAGCATCTTAGGGTAGACACAAACGACGATGACGGATATATTCTGACTCTAATTGCTGCAGCAGAGAAATTTATTCAAGATGCGACAGGTAAAACGTTTGATAGTACAAATCCTCTTGCTAAAACTGTAGTTCTTTTGCTTGTAGGTGACTTGTACGAGAAACGAGAACTCACAACAGATAAGGCAAGTGAG